TCGTTGACCTATAGAATAGGTTTTAGAGCCATCTTCGTTGTATGTTGTTGACATTATGCTTTATCCCAAATGTCTATGTTTTTAGTATTCTTCTTTTTACTAGCTTGTGGTCTGTTGTACCATCTAATGACTCTTATCTTATCTCCTTTAGTATAGTCTTTACCACTACCATATTGTTTTTTAATAGATTCTAATGTTTTACCAGTTGGTTTTTCGAAGCTCATAATGTTATACTAATAGTTTCTTTTTAACAATGTCTAGTGCTTGGTCATCTAATTTGTTATCAGTTCTAGCTACATAAGCTGTTAGTAAATCGATTACTAGGTTCTTTACGGCATCTGATTTCAAGAAGGCGAAAAGGATGGGCTTGATAATTAGGATCATTTTTTAAATGGGATAGATAGATTTTCTGTTGGATTTTTAAACTGTTCGATTAATTCTTTACTTTCTTGAAATTGTTCTATAACTTTACCAGTAGTTGAATTTTTAAATTGATTGTATTTATGTGCTCCAAATCCACCAGCAATGAAAAAGGCAGCTAGTATTGCTAATTTAATCTTCATCGGATTCTTCTGATGCTGATGCTGCTGCTTCGGCAGCTTCTTTTTGTACGATATAAGAAGTTTTAACTTTAGGTGTCAGGTCGCTAGAACCATCTAAAGAAGGTTGTGCATTCTTATTTTTATCTGTAAATGAACTCATTTTTCAGTTAATTGTTTTGGGCATTCGTATTCCTGTTCATTCCAAGGGAATTTCTTTTCTTTAGGAGTACAGTTTTCTTTTAAGTACTGCTTAACTGCAGCTTCTTTATTTGCTTGATATTCAACTATAGGGACAACATCATTACACATGCTATAAACACGAGATTTTTCAGTTATCATGAAACCTTTCCGTTGAAGTTCAGCACATTTTAAAACTCTAACTAATTCATAGTCAAGTCTTAATTTCTCTTCTTGTCTTTTTGCTATACGTCTACATTGACGTAAGCCAGATACATCCAAAGGGAACATAAAATTAATTTGTCCTCCCCAGTTTTCAGCTATTGTATAGCTTCTTTGACTCATTTCATCATCAAACGGTACTGTATGATTCCCCATATAGAATGGAGAAAATGTCATAGTAGCACCGTTACAGCTAACCCCGCCACCATAATGTTGTCTAGACGGTGCTCCATTATTCTGGAATTGCACCGCCTGATTGGTTACATTCCCTGTCGCTGCTGCAACAGGATTAGAGGTATTATTTGTGTCACCTTCTGCTTTAACAGGAGCTACTGAGAGAAGACTGACAAGGAGACAGTAGTAGAGTCCGTTTCGATAGTTCTTTCTATCTCTGTTAATTCGATCACCTGACTCGCTGCTCGTGTTACTACTTCTAATGAGAAGTCTGAACCAGCTGTGTGCATGGTGAATATCGAATCGCTGTCTACTATGCCTCCAGAGCTTGCTGATGAATGGGTTATATTGTCCCCAGACCATTTGTTTAACGCTGCTCCATAGGTGGTTGTTGTAATTTCTTCTGTTATTTCTTGAGTTGTAGTTGTTGTACTGTTCATCGACCCTTGGGTGAAGTTTGGGGTCACAATTTCTGCTCTCGCTACCGTGGGTGATGCCAGTAGGAAGAGTAAAAGCCATTTCTTCATTCTTCCTTTTTCTTAGCCATAGGACAATTTACTGGACCTTTATTTTTGTTGTTGTTGCCTGTAGTCAAGCCGAAAGTTGCAAGTGCTCCAGTAAATACACTGGCAACGAACGTGATATCTGAGTTACCTGATTTCTTAACCATAGGTATCTCAACATAATTCATAGTTATTATAAATCCAGACCAAACTACAACGCCAAGTCTGACGAATGTTCCAAGGATCTGGATTTGGTGTTCTTGATCCTCTGCTGCATCTTTTAGCTTACCGAGGAGTCCTTTTTTTTCTTCCTGTTTTCCTTCCATTTATCAACTTTCTTTTGTAGAAATTTCTGTATTTGTTTTTTAAGTTTATTAAATAAAGGTGTAGTTAGAGTGGTTGCTGCTACAGCTGCTACAGCTGCATAAGTAGCAGTCGCTATTATTTCCGCACTAGGTAAAGGTAAATCAATCTTAATAACAGGTATTTTAAGAGTAGGTTGTTCAGTTCTAGCTGTTTCTTCATCTTCAGTTTCTGCTGGAACTTCTTCTAATTCTATTCCTTTAGGAGCTTTGATATTACCGGGAGGTATAACTATAGGTGGAAATACAGGCATATTAGCAGTGGGAGGCTTTAGAATTATATCTTTAAATTCTAAAGCATCCGGTATCTTTGAATTAATGGATGGGATTTCCACTTAACTCCAAGGCTTACCCACACCTGTTGTTGGAGTCTTCTGCTCGTTAACGCCGTTTTCTACAGCAGCTTCAATAGCCGCTACAGTTCCAGCTTTATCAGCATCTAGCTTTGCTTTTACCCAACCAAGTACAGTTGATTCTGTAAGGTCAGCATATGGTACTAGTGAGCTAGGCTTAGGTAGATTTACTTCACCTGTAGCTCTAAATTTATAAGTACCATCTTCACCATTAACACGGTAGATAACTTTATTTACATAACCGTCAGCTAGTTCACGCTGCATGTTGTTTATTTGCCAAGTTTTTGTAGCCATTTTTTTTTTAAAATAAGTGTATTTGTTTAAAATTTAATTAATAGTTAAAAGGTTAATTTATATAAATCAATTCTACCTTCATGGCCGAAAGTACTACCATTAGCATAGAACCTTAATCCTGTAATACTGTTTGCTTGAACAGTACTACCTCTTACCTGTATCCAGTAATCAGACATATAACCATTTCCCATTGCTTTACCGTACATTTGTTTATAACCTTTTGCACTAGATGCATTAGGTACATGCATAGGTAAACTCAATTCTCCAGAGTGAATATTATTACCTTCATAATAAAGGACTCTTCCATAAGTCTGTGCTGAGTCGTAAGAATTAGCTTCGGCAGCTGTATTCCATCTAACATTATTAACTTTAGTATAGTAATTACTACCAGTTTCCCAAGTACTACCTCCTGTTTGAACTTGAATACCAAAAATGACATTATCATTTCCAGCACTACCTCCTGTAAGACCACTCCAAACAAATTTGTACATATGTATATTAGTGCTTGTAAGACCTGTAAAAGTAGCATAATCTGAATTTGGAGCATTAATACCGGCAACATGAATAAAGTTAGCACCACCTAAAGCAGCGCCATTAATAGTTAAAGCACCAGTAACATTGACACCACTAGAGGTAGTCTCAAACTTCTTACTGCCGTCGTAATTTAATTCAACTGCCCCATCATTTTGATATCTCATCTGAATCGTATGTTCTGAGGCATCATCACCACGAACAGCTCTAAAGCTCATCCAATGATCAGTTGATCCATCGGTAATAGAAGCATCCAAATATTTATCGGCTGGTGAGCCAGCTAAATTAAGTTCTCCAGCAAGATTGATACCTGAATTACAAGTTAAGTTTCCAAAAACATTTGCACCTGCTGACGTTGTCTCAAACTTCTTAGTGCTGTCGTAATAGATAGCACATCCCCCATCACCAACAATCTCAATACCGCTTTCAGTACCAGCTACACGTAAGAAAATATCATCTGCTGAATCAAGAAGAATATCGTCACCTGATCCAGTTGTTTTTATAAATAAATCACCTGTGTTGTTATCAATAACGCCTGTAGTACCTGAATTATATAGCTCTAAATCATTATCTGTTCCTAAGAATAGCTTCTTGTTATCAGGTAATTTAACAGAACCAGATACACTAAGATCTCCACCTGATTCTTGAAGTCTTAAATCATAATCTTCACTAGCTGAATTTTTAAAGTCTATATATGCTGCTGCACCTGATCTACATATTTCAATAGCTCCATCACTAGCATTAATAGAAATCCGATTATCAGTACTATGAACTACCTCTAAACCACCAGAAACATATGAACCAGAACTCGTCGTCTCAAACTTCTTAGTGCCATCAAAGAAAATTTCTACAGCCCCACCTTCTAAAGCTCGGATCATCGACTCAGCTCCGCCGGGTGTTAGTGCGAGAAGATTATTTGATTGTATTTGAAGAACTCCTGTACCAGCATCTTTTATGTATGAATTAGATCCATCATGGTAGATCTGGAGATCATCTCCTGTTCCGAGTCTTAATATATCATTATCATGCAAGTCTAAATTACCGTGGTAAGTAGCATTACCACTAACATTTAAGCTACCTGAACAATCAAAACTATCGCAATCTAAAGCACCAGTAACTGAAGCCCCACCACTCGTCGTCTCAAACTTTTTAACGTTGTCGTAATAGAGATCTACTGAGCCGTTTTGATTTGCTACTAATGCTTCTTCTGTCTGATCATTTACATATAAAGTAACATGCTTAGTCGATCTAATTTTTATACTTTCATTGGCTCCAGCAGTCTGTATATATAGATGTCCAGTACCGTCATGAGTCAGGTAAGAGTTACTTCCATCATGGTAAATTTCTAAATCATTACCTGTCCCGAAACGAGCTTTAACATTATCGTTAAAGTCAACACCTGTTGCACCGCCAACTCCTGCTGGAACGGTAGCCCAAGTTAAACCGCCTGTATTTCCACTTTGAGC